CGCCCACCGCAGTTCTTCGATGAGTTGCGTGGCGTTCGGTGTCGCTCCGCTCAAGCCTCGCGTCTGGGCGAGGATGCGGTCGGACTTCTGTGCGAGTGTCATGGCGCAGGTGTTACTGAACATTGCGAGTCTCCTTCTGTGTGGTGTTGTGGTTCGTGCTGCTCTTGGCTCTCCGCGCTTCCCCGATCATCGCAATGAGCAGGACGACCGCGAAGATCGGGATGAGGATGAAGAACACATCGTCGCCCGATGCGTTGTGTCCGTACTTCGTGTTCTTGTATCTGCCGCCTACTGGCATGGCTTGCCGTCCTCCTTGTAGCAGTCCCAACCACGGGACTCTGCGTATTCGTGTGCGGTCTGCGCTCCCAGACAAACGCTTGGCCGGAGGAACGACAGTTCCCGCCTCGCCTCGTCGCGCTCGGCGGTGAGGTCGATGTTCGCGCGCTCAAGCCGCTCAATCTCGTCTGCTGCCTCATCCATGATGGACGGGGCAAGGCACTCGCGATTCTTGCGGATGCGGTTCACGATGTCTCTGACGCACATGGCTGCTCCTGGATCTTGTGGCGCGAACCGTTGACGATGCGGCACACCGCCGCCGGTGATACGCCGTACTTACGGGCGATGGCCGCCTGGGTCGCTCCTGCCGCGAACTCCGCGCGGATGGCGTCGACCGTCTCCTGCTTGATCCTGGTCACTCGACTTCCCTTTCGATGGCTCGGATGGTGTCGTTGACGATCCTGACCGCGAGCCGGCGGTCGATCTCCGTCCCCTCCTCCAGCGAGGAGGCAAGGCGCTTGAGGTTCGGGACATGGACGCGCATCGAGCGGAGCCGTCCGCGCAGCTCGGACAGCCGAAGGTTCCGCTCGTTGATGACCGTCTCGTACCAGTACGTCTGGTCAGCGGGGGCCATCACGGAGATCGCTCCTCTCCCGCGAGACGCGAATGTCCTGATCTGCGCGAACGATGATGCGTACATGCCGATGCTCTTTTGCGTTAAGAGAAAGAACGGCGATGCGCCGGCCATCGGCATTCGTAAGGACGCAACCCTCATCCGGTCGCAGCTTGATGGCGAGAAATCCCTGTCCGCTGGTCGTGTCATCCATGACGATCTCCTTCGTGGTTCAAGTCCCCCGCCGGCGCAATTCCGGCTGTTCCGGCGGGGGTGGGGTCAACGCGACCCCGTTGTTCGTATGCGGCGATGCGTTCGCCGATCCATGCCATGCAGTTGCAGGCCATGCTGTTTCCGAGCGCCTTGTATCGCGGCCCGTCCGGGCATTCCTCGGCTGGCTTCTTGCGCCACGGGATCGCCGTCCAGTTGTCCGGGAATCCCTGGAGCCGCTCGCACTCGACGGGCGTGAGTCGGCGAACGGTCATGGCGTGCGGAATCAGCGGAGAACCTCTTCCGGTGCCGTCCTCTTTCGCTGCGTAGCAGTTCAGGTTGAGTGTGTGCGCCACCGCCGGCGGCGACGGAATGCCGAGTCCGCTTCCCACCTTCACGGCGGGGGACACCTCCGGATGCTGGTTCACGCCATGTGTTCCGCCCGTGCTGTAGAAGGCGTGCGCCACGGGCTGCGCGATCACCGAGTGGTTCATCTCATGGAACCCGGAGCTTCCTGCCGATGCGCGAAGAGCTGCTACGGCATCGTCCTGCTGCAAGCCAAGCGCGTCGTTCTGCCAGCGATAAGCGGTCGGCTGCAAGACCGCAAATAGCCGTTCCTTGTCTGGCATCCGATCATCGCAGCCTTTGCGAGTCAGGGCTGCGGCGACCTGTTCTCCGTTCCAATAGCAACCGCTTCGAGCGCCGCCTTCAGCATCGGCGGTAGAACTTTTGCCCTTCTTTGACTGCGCCTCAAGATGCCTTCGCAGGCCTTCTTTGAGAGCGAGAACCTCGGCGGCAGCGGCCCCGTCTCCAGTACCTCGCTCAAGGAGGCGACCGACGACGAACACTCGCCGCCTGCGCTGCGGAACGGCTCGGGGCCATCGCCCCACTCGCACGTACTGAGCGTCCAGCACTCGGTAGGCGAACCCATACCCGAGTTCGCCCAGCGCCCCGAGGAAGGCGCCAAAGTCCCGTCCTCCGTTTGAGGACAGAACACCGGGGACATTTTCCCAGACAATCCATCGAGGTCGGAGCCGAGCAGCGATTGCCAGGTAGGTGAGCATGAGGTTCCCGCGAGGGTCTTCGAGTCCCTTTCGCAGTCCTGCGACGCTGAAGGACTGGCAGGGAGTTCCGCCCACGAGAACATCAATTGATCCGGGTTGAAGGGGCCATTGCTCATACTTGGTCATGTCTCCGAAGTTCGGTACGTTGGGAAAGCGGTGCGCCAGCACCGCCGCCGGGAACGGCTCAATCTCGCTGAAGCCGACTGGCGTCCAACCAAGATGGTGCCACGCAACGCTTGCGGCTTCAATGCCGGAGCAGACTGACAGATATCTCACTTGCGCCTCGCCTTCGGCCCGAGCGACTCGAGCTGCTCGCGGATCGGCTTGCCGTCCATCGCCTGGATCACCGCCTGCATCGGGAACTCGCTCGGCATGTTGTTGTTCGTGAGCGGTACGCCGTTCAGGTTCACGGACAGGATCGTCCAATCCGACAGGCGGTAGCGGCGAAGCTTGGTAAGGCTGCCCCAGGTTGAGTGCAGCTCGTACTCCTCCTCAATCCAACGCGCCGACACGGTGAGCGTGATGTCGTTGGAGGCGACGTAGTCGGCGATGTCGTTGCCAACATCGGAGCTGAAGACGTCGAGCGTCTGCTCGATGTTGATGATGCGGTCGCTCATGCGAGCCTCCAGACTCGAAGAAGGTTTGAGTGGCTGGCAACGCGCGCGCTCTTGACGAAGCGCCCCGTCCACACCCACTCGCGGCCACGGAACACGCTGCCAGCGGCGTTGCCGAGTTCGGCCGGGTCGTACCCGTTCACGACGAGTGCGGCCGCGACGTCGTCCATTGACACCTCGCCACGCTCACGGGCGACGAACCGCGCACGCTCGCGTGCGACCTCGAGGATCGCCTCGCGGTTGTCGGCGGCGAGCGCCATGCCCTGCTCCTTGCGGCGTTCCGATTCTGCTGCGTCGAACAGGTTCATCGGCGCACCGCCTTCGGGTTGAGGATGCCGGGGTTCACGACGCGATACCCGATTCCGGGTTCGTGTTCGATCTGTACGTTGCACCAATCACGGGCGCGGAGAACGATGTTCGACACCTGCCTCGGCGTGATGTTCCAGCGACGAGCGAGGTCGGCGCGCGTGAGCGGCTTGGCGTGCAGGACGGTGACCATCTCGAAGATGCGGTCGATGGTGACGGCGGTGTCCGACTTCACAGGCGCACCTCCGTTCCGCCATGCAGCGCGAGGAATGCGTCCTCGGCCTGCGCGAGTTCCTCGACGACGGCGTCGAACGCCGGCGTGTTGTCGTAGTCGGCGTGGTTGAACGCCTGATGCGCGCGAACCAGGCGGCTCGCGCACGGCGTGGCAAGCTGCTCGGCGGCGGTGAGCAGGACGTCGCGGTGTCGGTTGCGGATCACGGGGTTCTCGAGTCCACGGTTGACGGTCATCACCTGCATGGCTGTCTCCTCTGCTGTCCGTCAATGTCGGGCAACGTGCCGTTCATTGACAGGGGCAAGTTATGCAGTCGTATATCGGCTGTCAAGGGGCGGAACTTGAGGAATCTGGAAGATTTTTTTCCGAATCTCGGAATGGCCGCAAGTCGTGGTAGGGTCGGCGCGTGGGCAAGACCAGCAAGCCCGTGCGCCGCGCGAAGCCGAAAGCCGGCACGGTCGCCGCGCCTTCGTGGACGGTCACCCACCACGGGAAGAACATCCACATCGTCGACTGCGTCGGCGACAACTTCCGGTCGTGGGAGCAATACCTGTTGCTCCGAAGCGATGCCCACACAGATAACAAGAAGTGCGACCGCGACCTTGAGGAGAAGCACCTGCGCGAGGCCGTCGAGCGCGGCGCGATCATCTGCGACCTTGGCGACTGCCTCGACCTGATGCAGGGCGCGAGCGACCGCCGGCAATGCAAGTCGCAACTCCGCTCGAGCCACGCCGCCGCCGCGTACTTCGACGCCGTCATCGACGAGGTCAGCGAACGATACGCTCCATATGCCCAAAACTGGGCGTTTATGGGGCAGGGCAATCACGAATCCGCGTGGCTGAAGCACCACGAAACCTGCCCGACCACGAACCTCGTCCGCGCTATCAAGTCGATCAACCCCAGGTCGCAGATCGGGGCAGGCGGTTACGGCGGCTGGTTCAAGCTGCGCGTCGGCGTCAACAACTGCAAGCTCACCTGGACAATGCGATACCACCACGGTTCGGGCGGCGGCGCGCCGATGTCGATGGGCGTCCTCGACAGCCGGCGAATGATGTCGTGGCTCGAGGGCGTTGACTGCATCGCGGTCGGACATAATCATCACTCAAACATCGTCGGCGTCGCTCGCGAGTATCTCGAGACTCGCAATGGCGTGTACGAGATCCGAAACCGCCATTGCGACTTCGTCCGCTGCGGAACCTACAAGCAGGATTGGGGCGACGGCTCGGGCGGCTGGATCGTGGAGAAGGGGCCGGGGCCGACGAGCTTGCGCGCGAAGTGGGTGCGGTTGTTCATACGATGGGAGACGGAGGACGACCAGCACGGCGGTCGCTCTCGAGGTCACCCGCGCATCGCGTGGGACATCATGGACGCACACTAGCCGTTTCAGAAGGACACACATGCCGACGCCAGCAAAGGGCAAGCGATTCGTCAAGGTCGTGCGGAATCCGGAGACGGGACGCACGCGCAAGGTTTCCTACGGACAGGCCGGCAAGGCGAAGGGCGGCGGCGACCGCATCAAGCCCGGAACCGCGAAGGGCGACGCCTACTGCGCGCGCAGCTTCGCGCAGATGAAGTCGCACCCGGCTGCGGCGAAGAACCCCAACAGTCCGCTGCGACTGTCACGCGCGAAGTGGAAGTGCAGCGGCAAGACCTCAAGGAGCTGAACATGGCGAAGAAGACAGCGAAGCGCGGCCTGTACGCGAACATCAACGCACGACGCAAGGCCGGCACCAGCAGGTCGAAGTCCAAGTCCACCGTCAGTCCCGCCGCGTTCGCGGCCATGCGTCGCGGCTTCAAGTGAGCCGACCATGCGCGTCCGACTCGGCGGCAGGTACTGGGAGCTGCGTTTCGTGCCGAACCTTCGCAACGACGGCGAGGTCGATTTCGGCATGAACCTGGAGTCGCGCATCATTCGCGTGCGCCTCGGGCAATCGGCCGAGGACATGCTCGACACGATTGTCCACGAAGCCCTGCACGCCTCGCGCCCGGAGCTTGACGAGGACGCGGTGACGAAGACCGCGAACGACGTCAGCAGGCTGCTGTATCGCCTGGGATACAGGCGTCAGTCGAGCCAGTAGACCTTGTCGCCACGGCGGTAGTTCTTGAAGTCCTCGTCGCCCAGCGAGAACTTCGTGAAGTGCTGATCGATGTACTGCACGTAGTTGTTCGGGAGCAGCATGAACTGCCCGTCGTCGCGCTCGATGAGGTTGAGCGGCTTGTGTTCCTGCGGGTAGCGGCTGAACCCGTCAGCCCAATCGAACGTCAACCCGGTGTGCTTGCCGCTGAATCCATCGTTGCGGTTCACGGCCATGCAGAACAGCCCCTCGAGGTACGGCAGATGCACGACCTCAAGGTGGTCGCCCATCCCGCCCCACGGCTGGAGCAAGTGTTCTCCGTGAGTGAACGACTTTGAGGTGGACATCAGATGCAGCGGCACGCCGCACCAGTTCGCGCCGCTCTCGAGCAGCACGTGCGCGAGCATCGCCTGTCCCGGCCGGCAGTACGCAGCGTGCCAGATGCCGCGCGTCGTACCCTTCGGCATGTTCGGCCCGAGCGCCGAGTTGCAGACATTGACATACAGGTGATACGGCAGGGAAGCATGGCGTGGCATCGTGCGCGTATACTACGCTCGCGAGGACGCGGGTCTGCGGCAGTCGACGCCAACCACCCGCACGGGCGCGCCCTGAAGGCCGCGAGGTACGCCGGCGCGACGATCACCCGTTGGGGTAGCAACAACCTTTCGCCGGGGACAGGCGGTGCGAAGCGCCGCTGTGTCCCATGTTGCACCATGTTGCATGCGCGATGCAACGAAACGCGCCCTGCGGCACGAAGCCAGCAGGGCGCGCATCCGGGGGCAAAGGTGGGAGCCGTCCGTGGCTACCCGTAGCGGCGCGCGGCGAACAGGAAACGATCCTGGGCATCTCGCCGACGCGCCGAACGAGATGGTATACTGTCGGCAGAGCGGGTGCAACTGCTCAACATCCCAAAGGCCGGCGGTGGGGTAGGTGCGCTGCACCCGCTCCCTGCCCCACCCCGGTCGTTTCGAGGTATCGCATGGCAACGAACTATCCGTGGTTTCCCTTCTACGCAGCCGACTGGACGCTGTCGGTGATCGGGATGAACGCAACCCAGCGCGGGATCTACATCTCGCTGCTGGCCTACCAATGGGCGAACGGGCATGCACCCGCAATGCGCGAGCAATGCGCGCGCATAGCGGGCGCAGAGCAGATGCAGGACGCAGACTGGGACGCCGTGCGAGCGAAGTTTGCGCTCGTTGACAGCGACCGAATGGTGAACGCGCGGCTCGAAGAATGCCGTGGAATCTGTAAGTCACGCTCCGACAACGCGAAACGCGCGGCGGCAGCGTCGTGGCAGAAGCGCGCGCAAAGCGCGAGCAATGCCGGAGCAGATGCTCCCGCAGATGCGGATGCAGATGCGACCGCAATGCGACCGCATATGCGCGAGCAAAGCGCGAGCAATGCTAGTCACAGTCATAGTCAGATACCAATCCCCCCTAAAGCCCCCCCTTCAAAGGGGGGGCAGCGCCTGCGGCGCAGGGATCTTGACAAGGCAGCATCCGATCCGAACTGGATTCCGTTCTGACGAACCGAGCGAAGGGAACACCGATGACCGATGAAATCACCTGGCCGACCAACAAGCGACTCATGGCATCCCTGTGGCCGAAGTGGCGACCGACCGACGAGCAGGCCCGCCTCCTGAACGACCGATGGGGACTGCTGCACCAGGACACCCTGCGAAAGTGCATCGAGGACAACGCCATGCAGTCGCGCCGAGAGCCGTCCGTGTCGGCGATCAACCGCGCGTACTGCAAGCTCACCGCCCCGCTCGTCGGCGCGTCGACGTCGACGCACGACACCGAGCGAACCCGGCGCGATGCCGCCTACGTGCAGCCGCTGACCGGCGCCGAGGTCGCCGACTGGGACGCGTGGGCAGAGGACGTCCTCGCCACCGCGATGCCTGAGGAGATCGACGCCGTGCGCCAGCGCATGCCCGTGGGCGAGTCGCGCCGCGTCCTTGCGGTCGCCGTCGACTACTGCCGCAGAAATCCCGAGAGATGGCCGACCGCTCGGTAAACTGCGGCGCATGGGCAAGCGTCGACGAAAGCAGCCGGCATCCATCCTCCTCGCCGGCCTCGACGACTGCCTGCTCGGCAAGTTGTTCCCGCTCCCAAACGACGAGCATGGCGTCCCGGTCGCCGTCTACAGCGGGGACATGATCGCCGCCCGTCTGCGAGACGACGAGAACATGTCAATGCCCGACGCACGGGCGTTCGTGACGGACAACATCGAGCAGAACTTCCTCGGCCCAGGCACCGCTCGCGTCGTATGGGCTGCAACGAGCGAAGATTTCGGGCAGCTCGTCGACCCCGATTGATATGCTCCCGCATATGCATATCCGTTCGTATGACGATTTCAAGACGGCGGTCACCGAGGAGGTTGCCTCCCAGGGCATGACCCGCAGCGGACTCGCCCGTCAGCTCGAGGCCGCCGGCCTCCTCCGCGCACACACCGTCCGATGCCTGCTCGGGTCACCCGGCACCGTCATCGGTCGCCGCAAGCCAGCGTTCGACTCGGTATTGACAATCGCCAACGCCGCCGGATTCGACCTCGTCCTCCAGCGCAGGAGCTGAACCCATTGCCAAGCAAGTCACCAAAGCAGCGCAAGTTCATGGCGGCGGCCGCCCACAGCAGCGCCTTCGCCAAGCGCGCGGGAATCTCCCAGAAGGTCGCCCGAGAGTTCAACCGTGCCGACACCCGCCGGAAGGCACGGAAGCGATCCTGATGCCTTCTAGCCCCCCTGCTGGGCAAACCAAGATGGTCGCCGTGAACGAGAACGGCAGACGAATCGGGGAGGGACACCACAATGCCACGATCACGGACGAAACCGTCAACGCCATCCGCGAACTCCACGAAGACCACGGCATCGGGTACCGACGCCTCGCAAGGCAGTTCGGACTCCACATCGAAACCGTCAAGAAAATCTGCCGCTACCAGCGCAGGGCAGCAACCCCCAAAGCATGGAAGCGCGTGGAGCAGGGAAGACCGAACGCGACTCCTTGACGAACTGGTCGCGTGGATCGGGGAAGGCAAGCCCCTGCGCGAGTGGTGCAGGCAGGAAGGAAAGCCGCACTTCACAGTCATTTACGATTGGATGGACGAGTACGAGGACATCAACCTACGCATCGCGCGCGCGCGCGAGGATGGACACGACGCGCTGGCCGAGCAATGCCAGGTGCTGTCGGACACCCCGCCACGCGATGCCGTCGAGGTTCAATGGCGCAAGCTTCAGATCGAGACGCGCCTGAAGCTGCTCGCGAAGTGGAACCCGCGCAAGTACGGCGACCGGGTCGGCGTCGACCACGCCGGCGGCGTCAGCATTGTCCTGAAGACCAACGTCCCCGATGCCGAAGACGGACATTGAACTCACGTATGCGCCTCGAGCGTGGCAGCGCGAGTGCCACCTCCTGAAGCGGCGGTTCACCGTCCTGGTGCTGCACCGCCGCGCCGGCAAGACCGAGCTGGCGATCATGGAACTCATCAACCGCGCTGTCAAGTGCAGCCGGGAACTGGGGTTCTTCGTGTACGTCGCGCCGTTCCTGAAGCAGGCGAAGGCCATCGCGTGGGCGCGACTGAAGGACAAGCTCGCCCCCCTGCGCGCGACCGGGGCGGTCGATGTCAACGAGGTCGATCTCGCCGTGACGTTCAAGCACAACGGCGCGACGATCCGCCTGTTCGGTGGCGACAACCCCGACGCCCTGCGCGGCATCCGCCTCGACGGTGCGGTCATTGACGAGGTTGCCCAGATCAAGCCCGAGGTATGGACGGAGATCGTGCAGCCGGCGCTAGCCGACCGCAAGGGGTGGGCGCTGTTCATCGGCACACCCGCCGGCATGAACCTATTCGCGGAGCTGTACTACAAGGCCGGGAACCTCGAGGACTGGGTCGCCAAGAGATACACCGTCAACGACACCGACGCGCTCGACCCCGACGAGGTCGCTCGCCTGAAGCGCGACATGTCCCCGGAGGCGTTCTCCCGCGAGTTCCTGTGCGACTTCAGCGCGGCAGGCGACGACCAGCTCATCGCGCTCGCCGACGCCGAGGCCGCCTCCGAGCGCGAGTACCAGGACGGCGACATCATCGACTCCCCGCTGGTGATCGGCGTCGATCCGGCCCGGTTCGGCGACGACCGCAGCGTCATCATGCTGCGGCAGGGGCTGCGCGCCGAGGAGCCGATCATCCGCCACGGCATTGACAACATGTCGCTCGCAAGCCTGGTCGCCAACGTCATCGAGGATCGCGACCCGGATGCGGTGTTCATCGACGCAGGCGCTGGTGCCGGCGTGATCGACCGCCTTCGGCAGCTCGGCTACGACGTCACCGAGGTTGCGTTCGGCGGCAAGGCGACCTACCCGAACCTGTTCGTTAACAAGCGAACCGAGATGTGGTGGGCTGTCAAGGAGTGGCTCGAGGCCGGGGGGTCGATCCCCGACGAGTCGACGCTGAAGGTCGAACTGTCGACGCCGACCTACTCCTACGACACGGTCGGACGCCGCGTCCTCGAGTCAAAGGACGAGATCAAGAAGCGACTGCAGGGCGGCGGGTCGCCCGACATCGCCGACGCGCTCGCGCTCACGTTCTCGTTCGCAGTCAGCAAGCAGCTGCCGCGCGAGGTGCGCGACCGCATCACGAAGCGCGGCAGCGACTACGACCCCTACGAACGGGAACCGTAATCGCATCATGGAGGAATAGAGTCATGGTCAGGCAGGCAACCGAACAGGACGTCGACCAATTGACCGCAATGGCACGCGAGTTCATCGGCTACAGCGCGTATGGCACGATGATCGCGCCAGCCGACGATGACATACGCACGGGCATCATCTCCGTGATCCGATCCGGCGTGATGTTCGTCGCCGAGGTCGATGGCAAGCTGGTCGGAGTCATCGCGGGGATCATCGCTCCGATGTGGTTCGCGCCGAGCATTTCGTGCGCCGTCGAACTCGCCTGGTGGGTTGATCCGGCGCACCGCATGACGCGCATCCCGTTCCGCTTGATCGCGGCGCTCGAAGAATGGGCAAGGGAATCGGGCGCGAGGCTCCTGTGCATGAGCGAACTCGTCATCAACGGCGAGACGCCAATCGCGAGGATGCTGTCGCGCATGGGATACGTCAACACCGAACGCTCTCACGTGAAGGAAATCTGACATGGCAGGAATCTCCACCATCATCGCCGGCGTCGCCGCCGGCATCGCAGCCGCCGGCACCGGGTACGCCATCTCTGCCGGCGAGCGCGGTGCCGCCGCGCAGGAGAAGGCGATGAAGCAGCAGCAGCAGGCGCAGACGGAGGCGGCCGCGCAGGCTCGCAGCCAGCAGCGGCAGTCGGAGATCGCCATGTCGGCCGCGAACCGCCGCAAGCCGAACATCGCCGCCATCATGGACAACGCCGCCGAGGGAAGCATGGGCGGCCCGTCCGGAACCATGCTGACCGGGCCGATGGGCGTCAATCCGCAGGATCTCCAGCTCGGGCGCTCGTCGCTCCTCGGAGGCTGACATATGAGCCAGTACACCGGAGACAACTCCTCGTATCCCGATGCTCCCACGCGGGATCGGTTGTTCACCCGGTGGGGCCAGCTCAAGAGCGAGCGCGCGTCGTGGCTGGCGCATTGGCAGGAGATCACCTCCTACCTGCTCCCGCGCAACGGGCGCTACTTCCGCCAGGATCGCGACAAGGGCTGGCGCAGGCACAACGCGATCTACGACAACACCGGGACGCGCGCGCTCCGCACCCTCGGCGCGGGGCTGATGTCGGGCGCGACGTCGCCGGCGCGGCAATGGTTCCGGCTCGCGACGCCTGACCCGGAGCTGAACTCGTACCAGCCCGTCAAGCTCTGGCTCGACGACGTCACCAAGCGCATGCAGCGCGTGTTCCAGAAGTCGAACACCTACCGCTCGCTGCACCTGATGTACGAGGAACTCGGCGCGTTCGGCACGGGCGCGAGCATCGTGCTGCCAGACTTCGAGCAGGTCATCCACCACTACCCGCTCACGACGGGCGAATACTGCATCTCGACCGACGCGCAGGGGCGAGTCTGCACCCTGTACCGCGAGTTCGAGATGACCGTCTCACAGATCGTCAAGGAGTTCGGCCTTGAGAAGTGCAGCGTGTCGGTGCAGAACATGTACCGCACGGGCAACCTTGACCAATGGGTGCCTGTCATCCACGCCATCGAGCCTCGCACCGACCGCGACATGTCGAAGCGCGACGGCAAGAACATGCCCTACGGTTCGTGGTACTTCGAGGTCGGCGGCGAGGACGGCGTGTTCCTGCGCGAGAGCGGGTTCATGCAATTCCCCGCCGTCTGCCCCCGCTGGTCGGTGGTCGGCGGCGACATCTACGGCAACAGCCCCGGCATGGAGTCGCTCGGCGACATCAAGCAGCTCCAGCACGAGCAGCTCCGCAAGGCGCAGGCAATCGACTACCAGACCAAGCCGCCGCTCCAGGTGTCGGCCGGCATGAAGAACCGGGACGTCGACACGCTTCCCGGCGGGATCACGTTCGTCGACGGCGCGTCGCAGGGAATCCGCAGCGCGTTCGAGGTGAACCTCAACCTGAACTACCTGCTCCAGGACATTCAGGACGTCCGCGAGCGCGTCCGTGGCGCGTTCTACGCCGACCTGTTCCTGATGCTGGCGACGCAGCCGAACACCCGCATGACCGCGACCGAGGTCGCCGAGCGACATGAGGAGAAGCTCCTCATGCTCGGCCCCGTCCTCGAGCGCCTTCACAACGAGCTGCTCGACCCGCTCATTGACATCACGTTCACGCGCATGGTGCAGAGCGGCATGCTGCCGCCAGCACCCGAGGAATTGCAGGGAATGGACTTGAACGTCGAGTTCGTGTCAATGCTCGCGCAGGCGCAGCGCGCCATCGGCACCAACGCCGTCGACCGCTTCGTCGGGAACCTCGGCTCCATCGCGCAGATGAAGCCCGACATCCTCGACAAGTTCGACAGCGACCAATGGGCTGACATCTACGCCGACATGCTCGGCGTCGACCCGTCGCTCATCATCGCCGACAAGGAGGTCGCCGTGCTTCGGCAGGCTCGCAACCAGGCGATGGCCGCGAAGGAGCAGGCCGCCGCGATGGAACAGCAGTCGAAGACCGTCCGCAACATGGCGGCCGCCCCGACCGGGAATCAGAACGCCCTAACCGATGTGATGAACATGTTCTCCGGTTACGGCTCGCCGTCCGGGGTCGAACTCTGAAAGGACTGACATGCTGATTTCGATGCAGCGCGAACCCGAGCGCGAGGAGATGCCGGGACAGGTGGAGATGGACGAGCCGCGCTACCCGGAAGGGTTGTGCATCAAGCTCGAGTCCGACGACCTCGAGAAGCTGAACATCACCGCCGCGCCGAAGATCGGCAGCGAGATGATGATTCAGGCGCGCGTCTATGTCTCCGAGGCCGGCGCTGTCAAGACGCAGGGCGGCACGGAGGCGATGCTGAAGCTCCAGATCACGGACATGGCGATCTCTGGCGTGGAGCGCACGACCGCCGCTGCGACCATGCTTTACGGAAACGGGGGTTGACATGGCATATCTGATGGCCGGCAGCAACATGCTGTTCGACAACACGACAGGGGACGTTGTCGGACTCCGTGACCGGGAAGGAACCGACACGTACTTCGCTCGCGCTCCGTACACGGGTGCCTGGTTCGATCTGTCCGACCAGCCGTGCAGCGCGAACACCGCGACCGCGATGGAGTTTGACACGAAGGACTTCGCCTTCGGCATCTCCGTCGTGTCGAACACGCGCATCACGTTCCCGCGAACTTCGGTCTACAACGTCCAGTTCAGCGCGCAGTTCAAGAATGTCAACAACACCTCCGAGCAGAACATCAGCGTCTGGCTCGCGAAGGGCGGGTCGAACCTCGCGAACACGAACACCGAGCTGACGATCCCGAGGAAGCACGGCGGCGGCGACGGTCTGCTCGTCGCGGCGTGGAACTTCTTCGTGTCCGTCAACACCGGCGAGTACGTGGAAATCTACTGGTCGTCGCCGAGCGCCGACGTCTCGATTGAATACAAGGCCGCGCAGACTTCGCCGGCGCGACCGGCGACACCGTCCGTGATCCTCACGGTCAACGAGGTCGATGGCAACAACATCTGACGGGAACCGTAAGAAATAGACGCACAGATATCTTTCGGCCGTGAGCCAGTACGACCCTCTCGACCTGCGTGGGCAGGAGCGCGACAAGCAGAACCGCGAGCTGCGCGACAGGTTGGCGAGGGAGGCCGAGGAATCGGACGTCAAGTGGCTCATGGCGAGCAGGCGAGGCAGGCGGATCGTCTGGCGCATGCTCGACCAGGCAGGCGTGTTCCGATCATCGTTCAACACCAACGCGATGACGATGGCGTTCTCGGAAGGCGCACGGAACTCGGGACTTCGGATGCTGGCAATCGTCCACGGTTGCTGCCCCGAGCATTACCCGACCATGATGAAGGAACAGACCGATGAGCGAACCAATGATGATGGAAACGGCTGAAACCACCACACAAGCCGCTCCTGCATCAGAGTCCCCGTCCGGCGTCGCGGCGACGGCCGAGAAGCTGTACGGGGGAGAGCAGAAGGCGACCACGACCCAGGACTCGCAAGCCGCAGACGCGGCCGCTACGAGCAAGGCCGAGGCGACCGATGCGAAGACCGACGCGAAGGCTGCGGAAACCAAGCCGCAGGGCGCGCCGGAGAAGTACGAGTTCAAGGCCGAGGAAGGTCGAGCGTTCGACCCCGAGGTCATGGAAGCGTATAGCACGGTCGCGAAGGAGCTGAACCTGTCGCAGGAAGCCGCGCAGCGCGTCCTCGACGCTATGGCCCCCAAGATGGCCCAGCGTCAGCAGGCGCAGATTGAGGCCGTTCGAGCGGAGTGGGTGACCAACTCCAAAGGCGACAAGGAGTTCGGGGGCGACAAGCTCTCCGAGAACCTCGGCGTCGCCAAGAAGGCGCTCGATGCGTTCGGCACCGCCGAACTCCGCAGTCTGCTCAATCAGTCCGGCCTGGGCGATCACCCGGAGGTGATCCGGTTCATGTACCGCGCAGGCAAGGCAATCAGCGAGGATCGGTTCGTCGGCGGCGCACCTGCCGTTGGCAAGGGCGCTCCGAAGGGCTTCTCCGATTTCGCTGACGTTCTTTACTCCAACACCTAATCCCACGAAAGGGGACAAGCAATGGCAACTCTTTCCAGCAACAACCTGACGCTCGCCGACTGGGCGAAGCGTACCGATCCCGAGGGCCGCGTTCCGGTCGTCGCGGAACTCCTCTCGCAGACCAACGAGATCCTCGAGGACTGCGTCTTCAAGGAGGGCAACCTCCCGACCGGCGACCGCGTCGTCATCCGCACGGGCCTCCCGAGCGTGTACTGGCGCGCGCTCAACCAGGGCATCCCGAACAGCAAGTCGACGACCGCGCAGGTCGACGAGGCTTGCGGCATCCTCGAGGCTCGCAGCGAGGTTGACAAGGATCTCGCGATGCTGAACGGCAACACCGCCCAGTTCCGTCTGTCGGAGGACGTCGCGTTCCTCGAGGCGATGAACCAGACGCAGGCGACCACGCTGTTCTACGGCAACCCCGCCACCGACCCGAAGCAGTTCCTCGGCCTCGCGCCGCGTTACTCGGACATCGGTGCCGGTTCGCCCAACAACGCGCAGAACATCATCTCGGCCGGTGGCTCCGACGCCACCAGCAACACCTCGATCTATCTCGTCGTGTGGGGTGACCAGACCGTGTACTGCCCGTTCCCGAAGGGCAGCTCGGCCGGCCTCATGCATGAGGATCTCGGCGAGCAGACCGTCTACAACAGCGATGGCACCCGCCTTCAGGCCTATGCCACCCGCTACCAGTGGAAGAACGGTCTGGTCGTGAAGGACTGGCGCTACGTTGTCCGCATCTGCAACATCGACACGGATGACCTGATCGGGCAGGCGACCACGCAGGCTCCGGGGGCTGCTACGGCCATCATCAAGCTGATGAGCCGCGCCCTGTACCGCATCCCGAACATGGCGATGGGTCGCGCCGCGTTCTACATGAACCGCACCGTCCACAGCGGCCTCGCGATTGCTGCGCTCGACAAGAGCCAGTACGTCCTGAAGGTCAACGAGGGTCTGTCGCAGTTCGGCACCCCGTACAGCTGGCTGTCCTTCCAGGGTGTTCCGCTCCGCAAGGTGGACGCCATCGTCAACACCGAAGCCGTCGTGAGCTGATAGCTCCACGCAACAAGAAAGAAGGAACTCACCATGATTCTCGACACCAATCTCGTCGTTTCCGGAACCGTGCCTGCCACCGGGGTGGCAACCGGGCAGGCGGCACTTCCTGTGTCTGGCACTCCCGTGCTTTCCACGGACACCATCGACCTTGCGGTCGCTCGCGACATTGGCGAAGGTTCGGATCTGTACATGAACTTCGTCACGGTCGCTGCATACAACAACCTGACGTCGCTGACGTTTGAGATCATCGGCGCGACGAACGCCGCTCTCTCGACCGGCGTGACCGTCATCGGATCGTCCGGGCCTGTTCTCCAGGCAAGCCTGACGGCGAACGCGCAGTTCTCCGTGCGGTTCAACCCGCAGCTCCTCTCGACCGGCCAGCGTTACATCGGCGCGCGGTACACCACGGTCGGTACGACTCCGACCACGGGCAGCGTGTGCGCCTATGTGGTGATGGACGTCCAGGACGGCCGCAAGTTCTACGCGTCCGGCTTCTCGGTGACCTGATAGGAGAACCCGATGGCAAAGGTCAAGGCAAAGGTCGTCTGCTTCGTGGACAACCACTACCGCAACGAAGGCGACATGTTCGAGTACAACGGCCCGTTCAACGGGAACCTCGAGTACCTCGAGGCGCCCGAGGAGAAGGCCGTCGAAGAACAGCCGGTTCGCAAGCTGCGGAAGCCCAAGAACGCCGCGACCGAAGCATCGGAGTGATCCTCGGATTGTGACTCGACAGGAGGGGCGTCGGCGGGAAACCTCGACGCCCCTCCTGTTCCTGATAGGAGGCCGGCATGGCATCGGTCGTTGACATCTGCAACCTCGCGCTCGCGCACCTCGGGGACGACGCGACCGTCGCCAGCATCGACCCTCCGGAGGGATCGGCACAGGCCGAGCATTGCGCGCGCTTCTATCCCATCGCGCGCGACACCCTCCTCCAGACGCACGCATGGAACTTCGCCTCGCGCCGAGCCTCGCTCGCGCAGGTCACCATGCCGTACAGCATGTGGAAGTACGCATACGCGGTTCCCGGCGACATGATGACCGCCGTCGCCGTCCTTCCGCCCGAGGCGCAGAACGACTACGCGACGCGCTTCTCGCCGGCGGAATACCCGTACTACAACGCGAACTTCTCGCCGATGCTCGCCGCTGGGCAGTACGTGCCGCAGCGGTACTCCATCGAGACTGACACGCTCGGGAACAAGGTGCTGTACACCGACCAGGAGAACGCGCTCTTGCGGTACCAGGCGCTCGTCAACGACCCGACCAAGTTCGACCCGCTGTTCACGATGGCGCTGTCGTGGCACCTCGCGTCAATGCTCGCCGGCCCGGTCATCAAGGGCGACCAGGGTTCCGCCGAGGCGAAGAAGTGCGCGCAGATGATGCTGCTGTATCTTCAGCAGGCGCGCGCGTCCGACGCGAACCAGCGCGACGTCAAGGTCGAACACATCGTCCCCTGGACTTCAGGACGCTGACCGATGCCAAGCACCCGGACGTACTATCGCTCGTTCGCAGGCGGCGAGATCAGCCCGGAGATGTTCGGGCGCATCGACGACGCCAAGTACCAGACGGGCGCATCGACGATGCTCAACTTCATCGCGCTCCCGCAGGGCGCGGTGGAGAACCGTCCCGGCCTCGCGTTCGTGCGCGAGGTGAAGAACAGCGCGTCCGCGACACGCCTGATCCCGTTCCAGTTCAGCCCGACCCAGACGCTGGTCGTGGAGATGGGTGCCGGGTACTTCCGGTTCCACACGCAGGGAGCGACGGTCGGGCCGGGAACGCCTGCCGCCTACAACGGCGCGACCGCATATGACGTCGGCGACCTCGTCGCGAGCGGTGGCGTGAACTACTACTGCATCGCGGCTACCACGGGCAACGCTCCTCCGAACGCGACCTACTGGTACGCGATGCCGGCGGGGATTCTCGAGATCCCGAACCCATACGCTGCTGCCGATCTGTTCGACATTCACTACGTGCAGAGCGGCGACATCGTCACGCTCGTCCATCCGTCCTATGCCGCGCGCGAGCTGCGTCGGTACGGCGCGACGGATTGGACTCTGACGAGCATCAGCTTCTATTCGCCGATCAACTCGCCTTCGCCGATCACCGGAACCCCGTACCGTGGCGGGGCGCTCAACATCACGGCGGTCGCCATCGGCAGTCCAGGCGTCTTCACGACGGTGACCGATCATGGATTCACGAACGGCGACGTCGTCTTCATCGGCGAGTTGACGTTCACCAACCCGAACTCGATCAACAACAACTTCTATACAGTCTTCGGCGTAACTGCGAACACGTTCCAAATCAAGAGGTACGACACCGGGCAGCAGATCAACACGGCGACCCTCGTCGCATACATCAGCGGCGGCTATGTGCAACCGGGATCGACTGCGTACCCGAAGCAGACGTACCGCGTGACATCGGTCACGGCAGACGGCCGCGAGAGTACGGACATCGATCTGCGATCCGTGTTCAACAATCTCGACGTTCCTGGTTCGTACAACCTGCTTTCGTGGTCGGCGGTATCCGGAGCAGCCTCGTACCGCATCTACAAGGAAACGCCAGGATTCATCGCAGCCCTGATCGGGACGACGACGGGTACATCTTTCGAGGACAACAACATCGCGCCGGATCTCGGCGTGACGTTCCCGAACAACGACATCTCTCTGGACACGCAGTACCCGAGAGCGGTCGCCTACTACGAGCAGCGCCGCGTGTTCGCCGGCCCGAACGCGGCACCGCAGTCGATGTGGTTCACGGAGTCTGGAACCGAGAGTTCCATGATCTACCACACTCCGCTGCTCGACACCGACCGCATCAACATCAAGGTCGCCGCGCGCGAGAACAACACGATCCAGCACCTCGTCCCGCTCACGCAGCTGCTGGCGCTGACGAACGCCGCCGAGTGGCGCGTCTCGCCGATCAACAGCGACGCGCTCACTCCGACCACGATCTCGGTTCGTCCGCAGTCGTACATCGGATCGAACAACGTGCAGCCCGTGGTCGTGAACAACGCGGTCGTCTACTGCGCGGCTCGCGGCGGCCACGTGCGCGAACTCGGCTACTCCTGGCAGTCGAGCGGGTTCATCACGGGCGACCTGTCGATCCGAGCGGCGCACCTGTTCGACGACCTCGAGATCGTTGACATGTGCTACGCGAAGGCTCCGCAGCCGCTGCTGTGGTTCGTGTCAACGAGCGGCAAGCTGCTCGGGCTGACGTACATCCCGGAGCAGCAGGTCGGCGCGTGGCACCAGCACCAGACTGACGGCGCGTTCGAGAGCTGCACGGTCGTCTCCGAGGGCGACGAGGACTACCTGTACGTCGTGGTCAACCGCACCATCGGTGGTTCGACGAAGCGGTACGTCGAGCGCATGGCGTCGCGTAACTTCGACGCGCTCGAGGATGCGTTCTTCGTTGACAGCGGCCTGACCTACGACGGCACGAACACCACGGCAACGACCGTGACCGTCACGACCGCGAGCGATTGGACGCCGGCGGCGACTCTCACGATCACCGCCAGCGCGACCACGTTCGCGTGGCCAGCCACGACCGATGTCGGGGACGTCATCGTCCTGACGGACACGGACGGCACCAAGTACAGGCTGACGATCCTCTCGACCTCGTCAACGACCGTTGCCACGGCGCGCGTTGACAAGACGCTCGGCACCGCGTTCCGGGGCGTCCCGACCACGACCTGGGCTTGGGCGCGAGACACGGTCGGCGGCCTGTCGCACCTGAACGGAAAGACTGTGTCGATCCTCGGCGATGGCGCGGTGATGACGCAGCGCGTTGTGTCGTCCGGATCTGTGACACTCGACCGTCCGGCGACTGTGGTGCAGGTCGGTCTGCCGTATCAGTCCGACCTGAAGACGCTTCCGATGATTATCCAGATGGAGGCGTTCGGGCAGGGCAGGAACAAGAACCTCAACAAGGCGTACCTGCGCGTATATCGCTCGAGCGGAATCTTCGCTGGGCCGTCCGACACGAAGCTCATTGAGTTCAAGCAGCGCACGACCGAGCCGTATGGCTCGCCGCCGGCATTGAAGACCGAGGAGATCGGCATCGACCTGAAGCCGTCGTGGAACCCGGACGGATACCTGTTCGTGCGGCAGTCTGACCCGCTGCCGCTGACCATCGTCGGGGTCACGCTCGAGGTCGTAATCGGAGGCTGACATGGCACTACAGGCAGGCGCACAAAGTCCTCTGTACGGCGAATCCTCGACGTTCCTCGTCGGCACGGCAGATGCCGGGGCCGCCCCGAGCTGGGCGAGCGGCGTGGCGCAGGGTCTGGAGATGGCCGGCCCTATCGTCTCGATCTTCGGTGCCGTCACCGGGGCCATCGGGTCGTTCTATGCGGCGCAGAGTCAGCAGAACCAGCTCCGCATGCAGGCGCAGAACCAGGCGTTTGCTGCGGAGATGGGCCGCGTCAACCAGCGCGCGGCGAGGTACACGGCCGCCGAGATCGGTCGCGCGGGGCAGGAGCGGACGAGCGCGTTCCTCGCGCAGCGGTCGCAGGCTCGCGCCGGCGCACGGGCTGCGATGGCAAGTCGCGGCCTTCAGCTCGGCGTCGGCTCCGCGAAGGAAGTCATCGCGAGCATGGACATCACGACGGAGATCGACCGCCTGTCAATGAGCGCGGCGAACGTGCGCGCGCAGGAGGCGGCGAAGCTCCAGGCGTTCAACATCGGGACGCAGGCGATGATGAGCGACATCTCCGCGCAGAACCTGCGCGCGACCGCGAACACCATCTATCCCGGACTCGCCCTCGGGACGAGCCTGCTTGGAAGTGCCGCCGACATCGGCAGCATGTGGGCGCGCAACAAGCGCATCGAGGAACTCCTGTCCGGCGTGTCAACGCAGAGGCTCTGATCCATGCCGACCGTACCTACGACATTCGTTCCGCAGGTCGCACCGCAGGGCGGCGGCGACATCGGCCAGTTCGCAGCTCCCGGCGTCGCGCCGATGGAGAACCTTGCCCCGAGGCAGCAGATCGAGCTGGGGCGCACGATGACGCAGGCAGGCAACGTGGCGTTCCGCGTCGGCTCGAGCCTTCAGGACGCGCTCGACGAAGCGGCTGCGAAGGAGGCCGACGTCGCCGTCCTGACGCAGTTCGGCGAACTCTCAACCGCCTACCTGTCAACGCAGGGGAAGGAATCGGAGACGCAGTTCCAGGCCGCGTCCGAACGCCTGTCGCAGATCGGCGCGACGGCGATGGACGGACTCCAGACCGAGACGCAGAAGCGAATGTTCGCGCCCGTCCTCGCGCGCAACATGGCGTCGATCCAGACGCGCATGGCCGGACACCGCAACGAGCAGGTCAAGCAGTACAACGTCAAGGAGGGCATCGCCCGTGGCGAGATGTACGCAGACCAGGCGGTCGTGGCCTACGCCAACAAGGACGCCATCAACCCGATGACGGGCCAGCCGTTCGGGCGCGACGAGTACGACGTCAACATCGGCGTCGCCCTGAACAGCATCCGCTCCGCTGCCGCCGAGATGGGCATCCCTGCCGATTCCGCGCAGGTGAAGCAGATGGAGCAGCGCGTGTACGACAAGGTCGCGACGGGCGTGGTCGGCGACCTGATGCGGCAGAACAAGTACGCCGAGGCGCAGGCGTTCCTCGACGAGATGTCGGGCGTTGACCCGAAGACCAACGAGACGCTACGCACCTCGCTCGACGCGAACCGCAAGCGCACGACCATCGAGGAGCTGACGAACAGCATCCGCTCGCAGGGAGTGCTGAACGCCAAGAGCGACCCCGAGACGTATGGGCAGACTGCCGGCGAGACGACCGCGCAGCCCGAGACGCTGCGCGAGGCGCTCGAGGTCGCCGAGGGCATTGAGGACGTCGAGACGCGCCGGCTGGTGCAGTCGAACCTTCGGTCGCAGTTCGCGCAGGAAGACACGCTCGCAGACCAGGAATACCGCACGCAGCTCGAGAACATTGAGCAGTTCCTCGCGGTTCCGAGCAACGGCATCGGAGACGTCGATCCCATCGCGTGGGGCGCGCTGAAGCCGCTCGACCGCGAGCGACTGATGCTCGGGCAGGGACGCCGCAACGACCAACAGGTTCTCGACCAGGTCTACACCGACCCGGCGAAGCTCACGCCGGAGTTCCTCTCCGCGAACTGGCGCAAGCTCACGCCCGAGACGTATCGCAAGCTCGCCGACACGCTCGCGAAGCCCGGTGCCATCATGGACGCCACGGTTGACGCGCAGCAGGTCAACCGAACGCTCATCGATAACGGCATGACAAACCTCGCTGCCGCCGACAAGGGCGACGCGAAGGATTGGCAGGCGTCCGTGATCCTGCGACAGAACATTCAGGAGTCGATTGCGATGGAGCAGGAGCGGCTCGGGCGCAAGATGTCCGACCGCGAGAAGCAGCCGTTCATCGACCGGGCGATCCTTGAGATGGGCAAGGTCAAGAGCAAGACGATGGGCATTGATTGGCTGTCGCGTGATCCGCAGATGCCGATTGCCGCGATGACCGCAGAGCAGCAGAAGAAGGCATACATCGAGATCGCAGGCAAGGAGATGCCGCTGCTTCAGGCGCAGGCCGAGATCATGGATATCCCCGACGCCGAGGTGCTGAAGATCGTCAAGGCAATGCAGGACGCCGGCGTGACTCGCCCGACGTCGTTCGAGATTCTCGCCGCGTGGTACGACAAGAAGGGCAAGAAGTGATAGACGAAGACATCAACGAGCGCATGGCCCGACTCGTCCCCCAGCCCGGAGGCATCGGCGAGATGCCTTCGCAGATTCCGCTCGGCATCGGGATGACGCCGACGTTCGAGCGGCCGAACGCCGCCCCTGACATTGACACCGACTACGCGGACGCGGCACGGCGCATCGCCGACAGCCGGCGCACGCAGATGATGTCGTCGCTCGTCAACATCACAGCCGTCGACCCCGACAGCGCGGCACAGTCGCAGAAGCTCGGCGCGCAGTTCGGCGTCGGCGGCGACCTGGCGGCTCGCAACGCCGAGGAGCTTCGGCAGCGCGCGTTCATTGACAGCATCTCCGGTCGCGACATGCTGCGCCGGAACCCCGTCCTTGCGGACTACATCGCGCAGCGGCAGTTCGCGGAGATCGCGCACGACGACGTCGACGCGCTCGCGAAGACCGAGCAGGAGTTCAGCAAGGGCTGGTTCACTCGTTTCGACCGCCCAGTTTCCGAGGTCGTGTCCGAGGGCATCGCCGGCATCGGCGAGGGTTTCGGCCGTGCGGTGGCGCAGGAGGAGATGTTCGCCATCGCGGAGCGCGTGTCGCAGCGCGGCGGTCGCATGGAGGTTTACGAGAAGGCGGCTCTGGACTCGTACCGCGAGGAGATGGCGAAGGGCGGCGAGCGCGGCGGTTTTCTTGAGGAAGCCGCTTACATTGGCACACAGCAGCTTACGAGCGCCCCGAGGATGATTGAACCGGCAATGATGGGCGCGACCGCAGGGGGAGCGCTCGGCCTCCTCGGCGGCCTCGCCGGGTTTGCTACCGTCCCCGCCGGCATGGCAACGGGGTTTTCTTCGGGTTTGTTTGCTGGAGCGTTTGAAAACTCGCGCAGAATGGAGACTGCGCTCCTGTACTTGGACTTGCTTCCGGAAATTGGACACGAATCAGCAACCAGAATCGCCAATACTGTTGGCGTATTCAATGGCGCTCTAGATGCTGGCGCAGCACGGCTCGTCGCCAAGCCGTTCGCCGGGTTGCTGCGCGGTGCCGTGCGACAGAAGGTCAGCGAGGAAATCCGCCAGCAGACGACGCGCGCCGCGCTCGCCAACGCCGCGAAGGCATACGGAATCGGCGTCGCCGGCGAGGTCACGACCGAGACGGTGCAGGAGCTGAACAACGTCATCGGCTCGGAGATCGGCAGATACCTGGCCGACAAGCCGATGGAGATCGAGACGGACGAGGGGCGCGAGGCCATCGCTACCCGTCTCGTTGACACGTTCGTCGCGACCGCAATGGGCATGTCGATCATGGGCGCGCCGGGGCCGGCGGGGCGGCTCTATGTCGACACGCGAGCCGCGAAGCAGGGCGAGCAGCAGGCCGCCAAGCTTCAGTCGATGGTGAAGGCCATCGCCGACAACAAGCTGCTGGCGCGGTCGCCCGAGCGCCTCGAGGAGTTTGCCGAGTCGGCCGTCGAAGGCACGGACTCGGAGACGACCTACGTCAACGCGGCGGTCATGCATGACATCCTGCGGCAGTCTGGGATCACGGAGCAGGAGATGGACACCGTGCTTCCCGGCGTCCGCGCGCAGCTCACGGAGATGCAGCAGAACGGCATCGACCTGGGCAACAACGACGTCACGGTGCCGACCGCGCAGATGACCGTCCGGTTGCAGAAGACGCCGCTCCTGAACCAGATCCTGCCGCACGCTCGCCTGTCGCCCGACGCGATGAGCATCACCGAGGTTCAGCAGTTCGAGGCGAACCGCGAGCAGCTCGTCGCCGAAGCTCGCCAGATCATGGAGACTCGTCAGGAGACGGACGCCACATTCGTCGCCGAGGCGCAGGCCATTGAGGAAGCGGCCGTTTCCGAGATCATGTCCACCGGACGTTTCACGGACATTGAGGCTAGGACGCTCGCCACACTCAGGCAGGCGATGGTGGTCGTTGACGCTGCAGAAGCCGGAATGACTCCGCTGCAATATGAGCGCGAATACGGAAGCCCGTTGCGCGTGCAGGGCGATGTCGCGACTGTCGCGCCGCTCGAGCAGGCAGCTACCGTTGATAAGTTTGGCGTCGCTACGCCGCAGTACCGAAGGGCTTGGCACAAGGCAACCACAGGCAGTCCAATTACGGTGACTGCGTGGCATGCTCCTGGTGGATCAAACGCTGCGAAACTGACGGAGTTTGCTCGCGAGCGAATGGGTCGGGAAACGACCCTCGGAGGAGGATGGTACGGAGCGAGAGATAAGGATGTCGCGCAGACATATGGCGCTCCGAAGGAGTTTCAGGTCACGCTTCAGAACCCATACGTCTTCAGCGAGGCAAGCAAGTCGTTCGTTCTGAAGATTACTAACGAGGAACTACAGCGACTGCGAGATGCTGGTCACGATGGAATCATCGTGAAAGGAGTGAATTCAACCCTGCAAGGCCAAGACCGCTCGCACCTTGAAGTGATTGCGTTCAACCCGGAAACCGCAGTTCGCGAAGTCAGCGCACCACTCAACCAGGCCGCCACGCTTGACGCCGACTACCTCGCTGCTGTCGAGCGCGGCGACATGGCGACGGCGCAGCGCATGGTGGACGAGGCGGCGATGGCTAGCGGGTACACCATCAATGCGTATCACGGCACAGATGCACCAGCGTTTGACGTATTCGGAAACTTTGACTCATATAACTTTGGCGATGCATCATACTTCTCGCCAAATAGGAGATATGCCGAAGAGTATGCAGAAGCCAACAGAACTGGAAAGGGCGAGCCTCGGGTTCTGTCCGTTGTATTGAATCTCAAGAACACGTTCTCTCCAGAAGAGAACGAGGAACATCTCGCCCTATACAAGAAATGGGCGAAAGAACCGCGACGTACTCAAAACTTTTTTGTGTACGGCCCAATATCTGAACCATACGGATCGACTGGCGTTCGCAATCTAATTGATTGGCAAGATCAATGGTGGTTGGTATCAAAGATAAAAGAAGCGGGATTTGATTCGTTTACGACATCGGAATCTGATGGCGAGACGATTGCATACGGCGTTTTCAATCCGAATCAAATCAAACTTGCCGACCCCGTCACCTACGACGAGCAGGGCAACGTCGTCCCGCTGTCGCGCCGGTTCGACATCACCAGCCCGAAGCTGTTCGAGCAGGCGGCGACCGGGCCGCGCTTGATGGCAGTACACAATCTGTCCGCTGACAATCTGCAATTTGCAGAGCGGATGGGTGGTCTTGCGGTTCCATCAATCGGAGTCATTACCGAGGAAGCTGGCGGCGTTGAGGGATTTGGTGAAATTACGCTGCTCGGTACACGCGAGATGGCCGAGCCTCGTACAACGCCAGTATTTGAGGCAGACGCATATTCGGCTAGGTTCCCACGCCCGGAATGGCCGAAAGTTTCGACTGCAAAGGCAGATTCCGTTGTCGCGTCCATTCGTGATCTACAAACCGAATTTGATGACGTAGGACTGGTTGATAGCACATTTGATTTTCTCGTCAACGAACCAGATGCCAACAAGTTAGCGGA